AAAGCAATCAACGCGCAACACACACAAGAACTGCTTAACGCACGCGCGAAACGACTCAATCAGCGAAACGCGCTATAATCACGCTCAGGTGACGATATGCCAGCACTACTTCAATTCGATCCGGCGGAATATCTACCTGAAATACACGCATGGATTGAAGAGGGGAAAACGCTCCGCGCATATTGCAGGCAACCCGGAAAGCCTTCATATAGCACGGTTTATGATTGGCTGGAAGATGATGCAAAGACAAAGGACAAGACACAAAGTACACGCTTCGCACACGCGCGCGATATTGGCGAAGAGGTTATATTACAGGAATGTCTTGAAATCGCTGATAATACGGAAGTTGGCGAGATAATTACGCAAAAGCCGGATGGTTCGCAAGAGATTAAAAGCGCCGATATGATTGAACACCGCAAACTGCGAATTGAAACGCGGTTGAAACTGCTGGCGAAGTGGAATCCTAAGAAATACGGCGACAGGACGGCGATCACGGGAGCGGATGGTGGGGCGATACAGCACGAAATACGCGGTATGAAGGAAATCCGTGCCGAGCTATATGGAAAAGACAGCCCCAAAACTTAATCCCGCCTTAGAACCATTCTGGCGGGCTGAGGCCACGGGCCGTGTGCTGTACGGTGGGCGCATCAGCTCAAAATCGACAGATGCAGCAGGCAATGCACTTTTAATGGCGAAGGCTGGCAGAGTGCGATTCCTTTGTGCGCGGCAATTTCAAAACAAGATTGCCGAGTCGGTTTACACGCTCCTTCGGCTCCAGATGGAGCGTTTTGGCTGGACTGACGAATTTGACGTAACAGATCGTCATATCGGTCACAAAGTAACTGGCTCAGAGTTCATCTTTTACGGTCTGGCGCGGAACCTCCAGGAAATCCGTTCACTCGAAGATATTGATGTGACGTGGATTGAAGAGGCGCACTTTCTCACTAAAGAGCAGTGGGATGTACTCGAAGCCACAATCAACCGTAAGGATGGTTCTGAAATCTGGCTGATCTTCAACCCGATGTATGCAACTGATTTCGCCTATCAGAGATTCGTGGTCAATCCCCCCGAAGGCTATATTGTACGCAAGATCAACTATGAAGAGAATCCGTTCCTGTCGGAGACGGCCCGTAAAATCATAGCCAGATGCAGGAAAGAGTCTGAGGACGATTACAATCACATCTATCTTGGCAACCCTAAGCAAGACGCCGAGGGAGCGGTCATCAAGCGCAGTTGGATTGAAGCCGCAATCGACGCGCATCTCAAACTAGGCTTTGAGGCTACGGGAAAGCACACCATCGGCTTCGACGTGGCCGACGATGGGGAGGACGCCTGCGCGAACGTCTACTCGCACGGTAGCGTGGCGCTCTGGTCAGATGAGTGGCGGGCGCGTGAGGATGAACTGCTCAAGTCTTGTATGCGGACCTATGCAGCGGCGTCCGAGCGCAAGGCAGATATTCGATATGACAGTATTGGCGTAGGGGCATCATGTGGCGCAAAGTTCGATGAACTTAACCAGGTGCGAGACAAGCACCTTCGTGTCCGGTATGCGAAGTTCAATGCCGGGGCAGCGGTAGAGCGTCCCGACGAGTATTACGTGGCCGACCGCCAGAACCAAATCAAAAATAAGGACTATTTCTGCAATCTCAAGGCCCAGGCATGGTGGAACATCGCAGACCGCTTTCGGAATACCTACAACGCAATCAACCGCGGCGAGAAGTTCAGAGATGACGAGCTAATCAGCATTTCCAGTGATATGCCGCATCTGGAAAAGCTGAAAACGGAACTCTCCACACCTAAGCGCGACTTTGACCGTAATGGCAGGGTGAAGGTGGAGAGCAAGGAAGACCTCGCAAAGTCTACTCGGATTGGCGGCTCTGTGCCGTCACCGAACCTGGCAGATGCGTTTGTCATGGCGTTTGCTTCGCCGGTAACATCATCACTTCTAGTAAGCGACGCAGCAATAGCGGCGGCAATGAGGGCGTAAATGAGAAAGCGCCGAAGCGAAGAGGATATGCAGGCAGAACAGACGCCGATCATGTACAGGAAGAGCCAGCTACGCCTAGTGGATGGCCTTCGCAGCAGCTTCCCGGACTGGCAGGGAGCGCAGTGTTTCGACTACCGTAACGGTTGGACACGCTTAGGTGATTTCTTCGCCGATGGTTATTTCCTGCGTGACGAGATGCGCGAAATGGTGCATAATCGTTACGGAGTGTGCCTCTAATGGAGAATCAGAAGCCAACCGCACCGCCGTCAAGTAGCAGTGATCGTGTCCGCCGTTACCGCGAAAGGAAACGCAAAGGTAACGAACTTGCAACGCAGCGAATCAGCACATCTGCGATTCGTCTGGCACTTGAGGAACCAGTTGAACGTGTCCATTATCCCATCCAGATCCCCGTGATACCGAAGGGAGTAGTTCCACACGGGGTCACGCCGCAAGTGGCAATGGACTCCGAGCAAGCCTACGAGTGCGCACGGCTGGCAATGGACGCTGGGCCTCAGTTCGGCTCACAGCTTTATGCGTACAGCAATGTCGAAGGCTTCCCCGGCTATCCGTATCTGATGCTCTTGGCGTTGCGCTCGGAATACCGCAACATGGCAACGGCGCTTGCCACAGAATTGACGCGCAAGTGGATTAAATTCAACAGTACAGATACCGAGGACGAATCGACCAAAAAGAAGATTGCCGAGATTGAGCAGGCGTTCACTGCGCTTGGAATCCAAGGCATTATCCGCAAGGCGGCGGAGCATGATGCATTCTACGGAACAGGCCAGATTCTCATCAACATCAAGGGAGCGGACCTAAAGACGCCGCTCATCATCGACCCGCGCACGGTCAAGGAAGACAGCCTGATTGGATTCAAGAACGTTGATCCGATATGGACCACGCCGCTGATGTACAACTCCCTGACGCCCTCCAGCCCGAACTTCTACAGGCCGGATAGCTGGTGGGTCATGGGTGAGCATTGGGACGCATCGCGGATAATCGTCACTGTCACCCGCGAAGTGCCTGACATATTCAAGCCCGCATTCAACTTCTCTGGTATGAGCCTTTCACAACTCGCAGAGCCTTATGTAAATAATTGGCTGCGGACCCGGCAGAGCGTGTCGGACCTCATCAACAATTTCTCTATTGTGGTTCTCAAGACGGTGATGGACCAGGTACTCACGGGCGGAGATGACGGCTCAAGCCTGTTTGCCCGAATCAAACTGTTCACGGCCGCGCGCAGCAACAAGGGAGTGATGGTTCTGGACAAGGACCGTGAAGAGCTTGAGCAGATCGCCGTTCCCTTGGGCGGATTGCATGAACTCCAGTCCCAGGCGCTTGAGCAACTTTGCGTTGTGTCGCGGGAACCGGCAACCGTTCTGACGGGCATCACCCCTTCAGGCTTCGGCAACGTGGCCGAGGGCGAAGTCCGTATCTGGTATGACTACATCCACGCCCAGCAAGAGGCACACTGGCGAAGCCCGATAGACAAGATATTCAAGATCGTCCAGATGTCGATGTACGGGGAGATTGACCCGGAAATCACGTTTGCGTTCGTTCCGCTCTACGAAATGACGGAAGAGCAGGAATCGACCATCCGCGTCAACGACAGCATCCGGGCCGGGAACCTGATTGATCGGGGCGTGATCGATGCGCAAGAAGAGCGTGAGCGGCTGGCGCGTGACCCAGATTCGGGATACCAAGGAATAGACATCACCAAGGAGATTGCGCCGCCGGATGAAGCGGAGGAACAGGCGCAACTTGGAAGGGGAACAGCATGAGTCAACCGCCTATTTTGTTACGGGAACCAAGACAGTTAACACGGCTGGAAGTGGTGGATATTCACCTGCTTGTAAAATCCACGCATCCCGTTCTCGGACTGCCGCCGAAGAGTGAGCCATGCAAGCCAGCAAAGTAAAGGCTATCCGCGCGATCTGGCCCAACGCCGGTACCCGGCAGAGGTATCAGCGGCGCATGGTTGCATTGATACGTGAGATGGCTGATTCTGTGGAGTATTGGCTCCAGGCACAGCGCAAGGCCACGCCGCCGGTACTGGCGTCCGATGCGCTTCCATCTGACGCGATGAAGGATGAGGTACAGCGCCTCTTCGAGCAGTGGCGCAAGCGGTTTGAAAAGGAAGCGCCGAAGATGGCCGGAGCATTCGTTAAGGGCCAGTTCTCAGCTACCAATGCGGCAATGCGTCAAGCTCTCAGGGATGCGGGTTGGTCAATCCAGTTCACCATGACCCCGGCCATGCGCGATGCGTTTGAGGCGTCTCTTGCCGAGAACGTGGGGTTAATCAAGTCGATACCCGCACAGTATTTGCAAGAGGTTGAGGGTATCGTGATGCGCAACTATGCGGCGGGTCGTGATCTCAAGTCGATGGCGGCGGAGATTCGGGCGCGTTACCACGTGGCGGCGAACCGGGCCGTGCTTATTGCAAGGGACCAAGCAAACAAGGCGAACTCGGTAGTGCAAGCGGCTCGTCAAACTGAACTCGGAATCACGGAGGCGATATGGCTTCACTCTCATGCAGGAAAGACTCCCAGGCCCACGCACGTCGCCATGAACGGCAAGAGGTATCTGATCAGTAAAGGTATGTACGATTCGGCGGTAAAGAAGTTCATCTGGCCGGGTGAGCTTATTTCTTGCCGGTGTCAGCAGCGATCGGTATTACCATGGACTCCGACAGAGAAGGATTAAAATAAACCTGAATCATCAATGAGTAAACATCCGCAATCATTGTAGGGGGATTTTTACGCAAGGCGCGAATGAAAATATCAGTTCGACGATCCATGTCGTCTATCTTCCAGAAAATATAAGGTTTTCTCATTACCCAATCAATCACTTGTGCCTCCATTCCTTGATCGCCCACAACGTCAGCAGACAGAGGATGATGAATACCGCGTTGGCGAAAAGGTTAGTCATGGTGCGTGATTACCGGCTTCGACACGTTGCGCTTAGAAAGCACAGCATCAACAAAGTTGTAAACATTTTCCAGCAACTCCTTCAGTGTGTCTTTTTCTGGTTTGGCGCACCACGCTGAGAAGATTTCGCGGGTGATCTCGATTGCTAGCGTGTCGCGCAGTTCATCGTGTTGCATTGGAGTCTCCTTTGCGTTTCTGTCTCGCCCGCCACTCCCGCAGATACCTGGACTGGCAAATCGGGCAGCGTTGGCGCTTCTTGCTCGTTTTGAGCAGGTGTCCGTTGATACAGCGAACTCGACGTAATGGTGGCATGACCAAACAGTACACGTCTTGCCTTTCGATTGTCAAGAGCACTATTGCACTCCTGTTTTCATAGTGCAATTCTCGAAATCGAGACAGCTATGGAGATCGCTTGCGACTCGAAATTGCTAAACCGGCGATACGACGCGGACGGACGCTTGCATATTCTGCGGACGCCAATCTCCAAGGCGACAGTCAATCCCTATTACGGGCGCGAGATTCCAGACTCGGACAAGCTGGGCCTAGAGCCGGAGCGAGTGTACTACCTGCTACGCGATCCGGGCGAACTTGCGAAAGCCGCTCCGTCTTTTGCTCGGAATCAATTGATGTTCGTTCACACGGCAGTCAGCGCGGACGATCCCAAACAGGAGAGTATCGCGGGGACAATCGGCTCAGATGTGGAGTTTCAGGCTCCATACCTGATTGCGGACCTTTGCATTTGGGATGTGGAAGCAATCGCCGGAGTGGAAACAGACACCGTGCGGGAGCTTTCATCCTCGTATCGTTACCGGGCGGACATGACGCCGGGGATGTACGAGGGGCAGCGGTACGACGGGGTGATGCGCGATATTCAGGGCAATCATGTTGCGTTGGTTAAATCAGGCCGCGCCGGATCGGATGTGATGGCGGCGGACAACGAATTGGAGAAGAAGATGGAAACGAAATTCGGCAAAGCTCTTTACGCAATTCTCTGTGCTGCATCGCCCAAGCTGGCAGCGGACTCCACTCTCAAGCCTCTGGTGATCGGCCTGACGCGCAAGCAATGCGATTTGCGGGCGCTCGAACCCAGACTGCTCGCTATGGACGCCGAGCTTCGCAAGCCTGAGACCCTGGCCGCGATGCAAGCTGCCAAGGACGCGGAATCCGAAGAGGAAACCGAGGCCGAGAAGAAGGCTCGCGAGGAGAAGGAAGCCAAGGACAAGAAGGCGAAGGACGGCGAATCGAAAGACGGAAAGGCCAAAGACGCCGAAGAGGTGTCAGCCGAAGAGAAAAAGAAGCTCGAAGAGCGTGAAAAGCGCCGCGCCGCCGATTCCGAAGAGGAGTCTGAGGAAGAGCGCAAGGAACGCCTGGAAAAACGCGCCAAGGACAAGAAAGCCAAGGATTGCAGCGCCGAGGATGGCATGAAAAAGGCAATGGATGAGTTCAAGGCCGATCTTCGCGCCGCCGACGAAGCCCGCCGCGCCGTTCGCACGGTCGTGGGCGATGTTCTGGCCCAGGATTCCGCCGCCGGCATTTACGGCTTTGCGCTCGACCAGATGAAGGTTGATCACAAGGATGTGGTTGGCGTTCCGGCTCTGCGGGCGCTCTTCAATCTGGCGCAACAGGCGTCCAAGCCTGCGCCGCGTGTGGCGTTCGATGCGGTTTCAGTGGAAGAGAAGTTCACCGGCGCAGGCCGTCAAATTCAAGTGATGTGAGGAGAAGAACATGGGAAGCCCTTTAATCGGAAGTTTTCAGACGCGAGTCAACCTTTACAACCCTTTGGGCGTAGAGGGAGACTTTGCAAGTGCAAATCCTCGTGCGACCGTTCTCACGACTGACGGTGGGGCATTGATCGCGGGTCCGAACGGCGTTACCGTCGGTCAGTTTGCATGGATCGCCGCGGACGGGAGAACGGTTAGCAATTCCGGCCAGTATCCGGCGCTTCCAGATGGATTCGTACACCGTGACCAGCAAGGACTTTTGAC